ATGAGCAAAGAAATAAATACAAAAGAACTTGATGAGGAACTAAAAAGAGTTCTTAAAATGTTTGATGATGTATTAGAGATTTATGAACAGTATGAAGGCGAACCTAATATTAAACCTGGTGTAACTTGTCCTTCATGTCTAAAAAAATCAACTAATTATGTCTGTAACTGGCATGGCAATAAACATGTGCACTTTATTTGCGAGTGTGGCTGTCGAGTGCATCAATAAAAATGCCTCTTTTTTCAGGGAGGCTTCTTATATTTTAATTTTAACAATTACTAGCATATCGGCGGGAAGATGCTTTTTATTCTCATGTATATAATCCTTTTAAAAATCCTCATAAATAATAAAAAGACCGTCGATTGGTTTCGGCAGTCTTCGTCTGTTCTATGTTATTAATTATCAGTACCCTCTGTTTCCTCGTCTATTATGCCAAGGGATAAGCAATATAACAAGTTCTCTTCTACAATAGACCATCTTTCTTTGTCTACTTGATCTTTTTTTGTTAATAACATACTTTTATGTATACTAACTGTTTGACTCAAATCTACATACCTCTCAATATCGCCTTTAGGTAGGTATGTGTAAATTGGATGTTCATCATCTTTTAAAAGTGCATACCAATCTCTATTTCTCTCATTTGCTTTTATTGTATTGATCGGTGCTACTAGAATATATTCGAACTCCTCAGATTGATTAATTTCGTCTGATGAAATCACTACAACATTTCTAGGCTTTATTGACACTACTACTTGTTGAACTTGTGCCTGAGGCTTGCCTTCTACATATTTAGGTCTAAAATCTCCGATTGAACTTACCAAACTACCCTTTTTAGGATTAGTTGGCTCTGGAATAAAAAAAGAAAGGGGTCTCTTAGTATCACTTGGAAACATGAATGCAGCAATGTACTCAGTTCCCCTTTCAATATTTCCCCATTTTTCTTTAGTCAAAAAATCAGACAACGCTCAATTACCTCCCGTAAATGTCACGGTAAGTTAGACCAGAAATCCCACGATCTTTTTTGGATTGCTCATTCGCTTCTTTCCAATCGTTTTTTGATAAATTCGCGAATTTATTTCTCGCTAATTTAGGTTTCTTGACTGACTTACGTTTAGACAAAGTATTGGCGAACATTTTCTTGTCCTCCTTTTTATCATGCATCAAAAACACCTCACCAAAAATGATTGCTTATTATACAATCACATAGTGCGTTCGGTGAATGTACAATAAGTGTAATACAAATGGGTATCAGAAACAAGTTTTTTCCACCTCTCAGTACCCTTTTCCCCTATCTTTGCTATCTTATGCTTGTTTTATACAGATAATGCTCCCAAAAACTCTTAAATCGTCACTTATAGGTGGCAAAAGTATGGCTTGACACAAAAAAAGGCGTACTTCCCACTCAATAAATGAATGAGAAATACGCTTATGTTATACCATGTTAAAATTAAGCCCTTTTCCTTTCAGACCATTTGTGATCTGTTTATAAACTAAGTTCGCTGTCTCTTTTGCATTGTTGGCTTCAGTGATTGTAAATTGGAGTTTTACATCATTATTAACCGTTGAGTTTTCAGTGTTATTGTTCACTATGGAATTTGGTACATTTGTTTTTACATTTGCATTTAGGTTTGGCAATCCAAATTTCCCAGCTGCAAACGATACAGAATTGAGAATATCTTTGTACTTGCTTAGGTCGGGTTTAACTTGTTTCTCAGTTTCTAAATCACTATTAGATAGCTTACGTACTTCTTTTACAGCTTGAAGCATGTTCTCAGTATCTGTCTTATTTAAAATAAGTTCTTTGTCATGCAGGAATGCAAGCTTACCAGCACCTAAGCCTGTTCCTGTGTATCCGCCTGTATCAAATGATGATACTTTTTTACCGGTTGTGTTCCCCTTAACTACTGTGGAGAGAGCATTTGAAGCCTCTTTTAGCTTATCAATAAGGTTGTTTGAAATACTCTTACCGATAGACTCCATATTGCTGTTAATAAACTTTGAAAACTCGCTCAATTGCTTGGTGATATCAGTTATCTTTCCATTCATGAGTTTGTCTTCAATCTTCTTAAATGCTCTTTCGTCATTCGTTAAATTGTCGTACTTATCATTTATGGCGTCCTGATCTTTTTCGAGCTGATCTTGTAAAGCTTCTTTCCGTTTTGTATTGCTGCGGTCTTTAATGAATTCATCTAATGCTTCCTGTTGTTCTTGGAGCTGTTTCTCCAAGTCTTTGACTTGAGCTTTCGCTTCATCAGAATCATCCATTGAAAGCTTATTAATTTTATCTTTGGTTTCCTGGATGGCTTGATTCTTCTCTTTTAATTCTTTCTGATACTTAGCTTCGTCATCAGTCTTGTCTATCTCATCAATCTTATCTTGAGTTGCTTTCTGATGCGCCTCTAACTCAATATCCCGCATTTTTTCGTACATCTCTTTGTAGATGGATACAACTTCATCAGCCAATGATTTATAAATATCCTTGATCGACTTCTTGGTGTTATAAAGCTCAAGATTGAAATCTTTCTGTTTATCTTTCCAGTTTTCGATCTCATCTGTAATTTGCTTCTGAATTTCAGGGAAACCTTTTGCGGCCTTCTTTTGAGCCTCCAGTTGCTTAATATACTTTTTAGCTTCAGTTTGTTGCTGCTGGATTAATTTAACCTGTTGACTGTAATACTTAACTTTATCCTCGTCTTCTACAGTCATTTGAATCTTATTATCGACATCTTTTAACTTTGACTCTGTTTTCTTTGAAGACTTTTCAATTTTGTTAAGCGTTTCATCAACTTTGGATTGAATTAACTGCCCTTGAAGCTCTCTTACTTCTTCTTGGAAATTGATTAGATCAATCTTTGCTTGTTTTAACTCTTCTTTAAGTTGAGCTTTCTGTGCAGAATTAAGACTCTTATTGGTGCTGATTTCTTTTTGAATCCAGGCAACCTTTTGACTTTGTATCTTTTGCTGTTCAGTCAGAGCCTTTTTCTGTTCAGTTGTATACTTTCTAAATTCTTTACTGTCAGACAAGTAATGACCGGCTAAAGCTTGATTCTTAGTGATCTTTAAATCATAATCACCAATACGCTTATCAAACTCATCAAGTTTGGATTGAACAATTTCATATCGGAGCTCTTGAATTTGGTCATCAACTGAATCAATATCCCCCTGTAATGAAACAAGATCAGACTTAGCTTGAGCTATAGCTTGTTGTCTTTCTGCCTCTGCTGAGGAAGCATCAGATATGGACGTTCCGATGCCCTCCATATACTTCTGAGGATCAATTGGAGTACCATTTTGTTCAATCTGAAGGTGTAAATGTGCTCCTGTTGAGTGCCCTGTGCTACCTACTTTACCAATTGTCTGTCCTGATTTAACTGTATCCCCAGCACTTACTTTTAATCCTTTTTGCATATGCATGTACTTCGCAACAGTGCCATCATCTTGTTGAATTACTACCCAGTTTCCAGCAGTCTTGCTATATCCGGCAATTTGAACCTTACCGCCAAGCAATGCTTTTACAGGATCACCTTGTTTTCCGTTTGCGAAGTCTACACCTTTATGTGGAGTAGAGCGAAGCCCCTTCTCTTGTTGACCGAACTTAGAAGTTACTTTGAAATTTTTCTTATAATAATCAGCTACTGACGAAGTGGCTGATACTACACTTTTATTGTAGTTGGCCATGATCTTCTTGACGTAATTCTGTGTTTCTTTAAAAGGAGGGATTCCTCCATATTTAACTACGTTACCAGGCCCAGCATTATAAGCAGCTAAGGCTTTTTGAACATTACCGCCAAACTTTTCAAGCTGTTGAGCGAGATATTTTGTTCCGCCCATAATATTCTGATATGGGTCATACGCATTGTTAACACCCAAGCTCTTGGCTGTTGAAGGCATCAATTGCATCAAGCCCATTGCACCTACGCCAGACCTAGCTTTACTGTTGAAACCAGACTCTTGCTTGATTACTGCAGCTATTAGAGCTGGATCAACGTTATACTTGCTTGCTGCAGAGTTGATATAGCTTGCGTATTTACCTGAGTAGGAACCAGTTGAGGAATACGAAGAACCTGAAGAGGAAGAACCAGTTGAAGAGGTAACAATACCGTATTGAGCAATGTTACCGGATTTAATTTGATCTTTAAGCAGCTTAGCTTGTTCCTGCATAAGCTTTTTCTTTTGTTGTAGAGCTTTGATTTCTTTTCTTAATGAGTCTCTATACTTTGCAGACCATTTAGCATAATCATTCAGTTTCTTGTTCTGCTTATCAATTTCAGCATTAACTTTTTCTAATGCTTCCTTGTATTTATCAGTAACATACATTGAAGTTTTTACTTCTTCAGAAGCTTTTTCTGCAGATGAAGACATATCTTCCATTGATGTACCAGTCTCTGATAAGGAAGAGGAAGCTAAATCAGCTAATTTATCAAGTTCATCAAGTTGATCAGTAATGTCAGTAACTTGATTTAAATCTTCTTGAGTTTTAGGAAGGTATTGAATTGCTCCACCATTACCTTTTTTCATTTCCTCAAGAATTTTCTGCTTTTGTTTTTCAAGATCTGATTTCAAATTATAAGCATCTTGAACAGTTTTGATCGCTTTAACTTCAGATTTATACATATTGATCTTCTTGTTTAAAGCGTTAGCTTGATTTATCAGATCCTGCTTAACAGATTGCTGCATGTCATTGTATGCTTTTAGCTTGGTGTCACGAAGCTTTACAACTGCATCTCTGTTTATTTTAACAACACCATTTTCAATAGAAATAGCGTCTGCAAGATCGTTTTCCTTCTGAATTAGCTTCATAGCTTCAGAAGCTGATATACTCTTACCTTCTGCCATTTTCTCAAGCAATTCATTTAAAGGAGAGATGTTATCAGCCATTGTGTCATATGCTTCATTTTGCATTACTGAAATCGCAGCATCGTTTTGTTTTGAATCAATTAGCTCATCAATGATCCCTTTTATTGCTTCAAAATCGCCTTTTGCCTCATTGAGCTTATCAGATAGATCGCCTACTTGTTCACCTAAAGCATCTACACCTTCGCCGTTTTCGTCCCAGGTAACTTTTGCACTCTTTGCAGAGCTGTTAGTTGAGTCAATAGCATCCTTTAAATCTCCATAAGAAAGCACAAGCCCATTATTTTTGTCTTTGCCGCTCATAGCTTGATTTATAAGCTGTTCAAGCCCTTGTGAAGCTCTTGAAAAGTTATCTTTGTTCCCTGATTGTAGAGCCTTTTGTATCTCATCCATATATTTTGCTACATTAATGGAAAAAGACTCAAGTTCTGTAGGATCCATCTTGCTAAAATCAATTTTATTAAATGCATCATTAATTTGTTTAGAGAGGTTTGGATTGATCTTTACTGAGTTGAAAGCATCAACAGTTTGAAGAACTTGCTCTCTGATTTTAGCCTGATAGCTAGACATTTCTTGCTCAGTTCGAAGAGCGTCTTGCTCAGCTTTAATTCCTCTATTTTTAATTGAACTGTCATTTGCAAAGGGAAACTCGAAGTATGACCAAAAATCTTTACCTTTGGAGAAGGTGTCACTCATCTTTTTATATTGATCAATTTCTCCCTGAAGACTCTTAATTTCTTTCAAACTATCAGAAAAAGTGTCTTTTGCACCTGTTTGAATATCTTTCTTTTTAAGATCGGCTAGTTCTTGTGTATATTTGATGGCATCTTGTAGGGCATCATTATTTTTAATAATTGCTTGCCCTTGTGAATCGTATCCTGCAACTAAATTTGGGAAAGTCTGAGCTAGTTGTTGTGTTACTTGAAGGTATTCTTGTTCTTTTTCAGAACTTAAAGTACCTGATTCTTTTGCTTTTTGAAGTTCTTTATATTGAGCAATTAACTTATCAGTCGAGTCTTTGTTTGTTGTTATAGCCTCAACGCTTGTATTCTGACTGGCTTCAAATTCTTCTCTAGCTTGTTTAGCTTCGGAGTACATTGAAATGACTTTTTCCAAAGCGAATCCAATCGCTGCAAATACTAATCCTACTCCAGTGGAGGCAAGCATCCCTTTCCAGGCAACTGAAAAGACTCTTGTGGCAATAGTAGCTCTAGACATTCCAGCCTCTAACCCAATTGCAGCTCGTTGTGTCTCAGTTAGTGAGCCTGCTCCAAATACCATTGCAGTCTGAAGGAGTCTCATATTCTTATTAAAGGCAACTAATGCAAAGTTGGCTGTCATAAAAGCTGTTGGAAGGAACCCGATACCTTTGACCACAGAACTAATAGCTCCCAGAAGATCACCTAAAGCTGATGTAGTAGCGATAAGTCCATCTGAAATAAATGCATCGCCAGCAGCTATAGCAAGCTCTGTGAACTTGTTTTGAAGTTTATTTAACCTTGCTTGGAGACTGTCAGCATACTTTTCTTGTTCACTCCATGCACTGCCAGCAGAATTAGCAGCAGTAGTAGCAGCATTTTGAGCAATAGAGAAATTGTTCATCATTGCATTAAAACGAGATAATTGATAAATGCCCGCAACGCCTATAGATGTATTTTGTTTCTGAGCATCACTTAACGTATCCCATTTATTTGCAACCTCACCAATTAGTTCACTTGCAGACTTAGCTTCACCGCCAGCTGTTTTAACTGAGATACCAATCTGTTCTAACGCTTTAATTGAGCTTTGATTATTCCCAATTCGTGCGAAAATTGTCTTTAAAGAGTTTCCTACGATATTCCCTGATTCACGTGTTGTACTAGCAATGGCTGTTGTGTAACCGATTAAATCATTTAATTCCACACCAAAAGTTGATGCAGTTGAACCAGCTTTTCTAATACTATTAGCCAAATCCATTGTACTAACGGCATAGTTGTTATCAACTTCATTCAATTTATCAGCAATTGAGATTGAATCGCCGGCTGCAATATTAAAGTTGAGCATTGCTGCTGTGAGTGTATTTACAGTATCAGTAGGGGTTAAATCGGAGACATTTTGAAGAACTTGTGCTGTTTTAGTAAGAGTTGATAATTCACTCTCATCAAAGCCCATTCTCCCGAAGTCACCTGTCATTTGAAGGATATCTGAAATTTTATTTGAAAGGGTATCCCCTAAATCAATTGAAGTTTGAAGAAGATCATTGAATTTATAATCAGGTTCGTCCATAACACGGCGAATATTGGTCATAAGGGTGTCAATTTGAACAACCTGGTCAACCATTGATTTTAACGCAGTTACTCCACCAAACCAGGCAGATCCGGCAAGCATATAGGCAGGCATTCCAGTAAATGCTTGTTTAAAAGTCTCACTAAAGCCCCTAACTTGTCCTGCAGCTGTTCTGGCGTTAGCTTGAATTTCTCTGAATTGCATACTAAAGTTCTGCATTTGCCTTGAGATATTAGGAGTACGAGCACTTAATTGATTTACTGAATTGATGTAATTTTGAAGAGCTCTAGAGCTTTCAGGACTGATTGAAGTCCCGTACCTGTCATTAAGTGACTTAACGTTTAATTGTGCCTGTCTTTGATAAAGACTAACCTGATGTTCAAGTTCCTTTGTTCTTGCCTTTAGAGCTGCTGAATCATCCAGGTGTTTCATTCTATTAGCGATCTGATCTATTTGTGAGGTTGTTCTTGCGGCATTAATGGAGCTGGAAAGTCTATTGAGGACTGCTGCGGAGAGTTGCCCTTTTTGTCTGAGCTGTTCAAGTTTCTGATTTAATTTTTCAATTGCCTTTTGCTGTTGATCATAGTTTTCAACTGTTTTGACTGAAATGGTTGATCCATGCCTGTCTGTACTATGAGTAACATCTTTAAATTCATCTTTATACTTTGTTACAGTTCCAGTTACACGGCCTGTAGCATCTTTTTTAGTTGTTTTCTTTTGCGCCTGACCTAAACGTTCTAATTGCCGTGTAAGTTGACTAGCCGCTTTTGATTCTCTCTCTAAGCTTTTAGTCGAGTTATCAATAATGGTCTTAGTCTTCTCATGAATCTCACCACTACGCTTATACTGCTGTGTGAGTCTTGTTATTGAGCCATCAGCATTCTTTGTTTCTGTAACGTTTTCTTTAATCGTCTGGTTTAAATGTTGTAATGCCGCTTCACTTTGTTTAAATGTAGCTGCTATTCCTTCTAGGGTTTTTAATGCTTTAGTGTCGAAGTTTACTTTAACCTCTAAAGGTTTAACTTTATTTTGGAGTAAGGCTACATCTTTATTTAATTGTTGTACCGTCTTAGTTGAGGTATCAACAGTTGGGGTTAAAATGATTTTTAAATTCTGAGACACTTATTCTTTCACTTCCTTATAATTTTTCAACAAATAAAAAAAAGAAGTGCCTCAAAATTTAAAGCACTTCCTTCGTCTACTTAGTAGGCTGATATTTTCCTATGTATTTCACATACACTTCATAATGCCTCCCCCAGTCTCTAGGGGGATAAAGAACTTCATACTCTTTGTCTTTATGTACAATTTTCACTCCACTGTTAAGTTGCTCATTTGGAGGACAGAAAATCATATTGGTTACATCAGTGATTCTTCCGACAGCAGTTGGAGAACTAATAGATTCTACATAAGGCTGAAAAGAACACTTGTATGGAATCAAAGTTTCTCGATTTTCATATTTTGGCGTTCCTATTTCAGTAAATTCCCCTGTCTTGACCCTTTCAACTTTAACAAGATTATAAACATCACAGTATCTCATTGATCATCCTCCGGCTGTTACATGAGGGATTTTATATCTGTCCAATTCAAGCTTAATGTCACTAGGAAGCGAATCATAATAATTTTCTGAAACCCCTCCTCTTGTTTCAGCTTTTGTAGCTTCCACACCTTTTAATCTATATTTAAAAACAGCTATATCTTCAATAACGCTCAATAGATTATCAGAAATCTCATTCTCTTCAATTTCACAATAATTAATCACAAATCGCCGAGCTCTTTTTAAATAGAGCTCTAAAAGAGCATCTTCAGTTGTATTATCAATTTCTAACAGTAATTTAATGTTTGATAATGAATCCACCCTTATTCACCTGTTTTCTCAGTTTTCTTCTGCTTTCTTACTGTTTTCTTCTTCTCCTTGTAGCCCTGTTCTTTATAAATTAAATTAAATGCCTTGTCTGTCAGTTTTACTTCATTACCATTTGGATCAATGTAATCTTTCATGTTTCCGCACCTCATATTATTATTTTTCAGTTAAAAAAAGAGAGGGTTTCCCCTCTCTCAAAATTAACCTTGTGTAGTTGCTTTAGGTGTGATTGCTGCAAAAGCATCTTCTTTAATTGGCAAGAATCCAAGTCTCATAGTTGCTTTAATAGCAACCATATCGTTTTCTGCAAGTGAAAGAGGTTTTCCATCTGGCATTGTTTGGCTATGTAAAGTTGCTTCTTTCAGAATTTCATATTTAATTCCTTCACGAATACCGACTAAAGAATAGTCAAAGTTACCCATGATTAAATCAGCCTTAGTTTTATCAAAACCGCCGTTTGATGCAAACTCAACTGTGCTGCCATAAAGTTCATTTTGTGTAACTCCAGGGACATAAATCTGATTTCCATTTGTGTCTCGAAGAGTTCTCAATGTATTCTTAATACCTCGATGTCCAATAAATCCTGTAACGTCATGTCCTGCAGTCTCAACTAAAGCCATTGCATTGGACACATCAATATCAAACGTGTTGCCAGTGCCATTTTCAATTAAGTTTTCAGAATCCTTCGCTACACTGAAAAGACTTTTAGCGAAAGGAGAATTAACACCAAATAATCCAGCACTATCAATTGTAAGATAGAACGCCTTTGCAATTTCAGGAGTGATTTCTTTAAATACATCAATAACAGTATCGGCTAATTTCTCCTTTGTTACTGGCACAATTACTGCGATTTTCTTAGCTTCAATTTCTGGATGAATCCATTGAGCACTAGAAGTTTGAATTCTGTCACCTTCTCCTACCCAGTAAGCTCCTGGCCCTTCTGTTAAAACAGGGATTGTCTTTTTATCTGATTTCATAGGCTCTACTTTAGATAGTTTCAAGAGAGTAGATCCAAGTGTAATTTCTTTCATGATTTCTTTTTGTTGTTCTGTTGGTACAAAACCTTCTAATTCATCTTTTAAAAATGCCATATTAAATTTCCACCTTTGTTTTTATTATTTTCTTGTTTGATTTTCATAAATTGCTGACATAAAATTGGATAGGCTGGTGCTTGATTGGTTATTGTTGTTAGAGGAAGGCGGTGTATAGCTGCTATTCTTCAATCGGTCTTCAACCTGTTCTTGAATATACGGCTTCATTGCCTCTTCAAATTTTGTCAAGTTCTCTAAAGTTGCTTCTTCTTTTTCTGAAACAAACAAATCAACTAAGTCAGCTGGGATTTTCTTCTCTGATGCTGTCTTTAATGCCATAGTTCTCATTTTTTCAATTTTGGCATTGCGTTCAAATTCTTCATTTTTGAGTTCAAGTTCCCGAATTCTTTTTTGTTCAGGAGTTTCATCTGGATACCTCTTCTTAATTTCCTCTTCAAGCTTTTGAGGAAATGTGCTTTCCATCCATGAGTTTAAACTTGTGGAGAAAAATCTATCTTTTTCTGATTGCATCCATTTTTTAGCGTCTTCATCTGCTTCAACGAACTGTTTAACACCTTCAAGTGATACAGACTGTAACCCTTGGAGATATTGTTTTACCTGTTCATTATCTTTTTGTTCTTCTAAAAACTTTTTAACATCTTCTAAATTCATATCAATTCACTCCATCTGCCCTTTCCAGTGTCAATGACCCTAAAAAGTGCATATTTTTGTATAAGAAAAGACCCTATATTATAAAGGATCTTGAATTTTGTTATTCTCTAGAGATTTAAGCTTCCTTTGATATTCAATTTCTTTTTCTCTTGCATATTCTTGTTCCTGTCTTCTCTTCTGCATCTCTACCGCAGGATTTTCAACAAATGGTATTTGAGCTAAAATGGTTTCCCATGAACATACTTCAGACAATTTGCTTAATGAATCAGCTAAAGCAGTAATATCTGAAGGGATGTTCATTGTTAACTTTAGCTTGATCTTTCTATGATCGTACTCTTCTCCATCTTTGATTTTGATGAACTTAAAGAAGTTCTTTAATCTCTTCTTAATCGCTGTTTCCAACATGGCTTGCATAAGGGAACATTTATTTTCTAAGGAGATTAATCTTGATCTGAGAGCTGCAGAAGACAGATTAGATTGAAGTTTTTCATTTGTATCTACGTGGCTAGCTAGCTTGTACATTTTTTCTTCAAGTTCTTTAAGCAAATTCTGCACAAACTTATCATCAATCTTCTTGATAAGATAATCAACTGTTGCTTGTGTAGGGACTTGGAGTATGCCAGTTTTCTTAAATTTCTGTGCTTCCTCTTCAGTAACTTTAGCACCGGTTATTTTCAAGAATGCCTGTCTAAAATCCGATACTTCATTTACCAGATCAGATAGCGTGTTATTATAGGCATCATTTTCTGATTGGATATCATCTAACATGCTTTTTCGCTCATGATTGGCAGAGGTTACTTCAATTGGGGGTGTACCAAAGATATGGGTTCGCTGATCCACATAGATTAAATTGTCGCTTCCATCAACATCAAAATGCAAAATCGAGTTACTTATGTAAACATCAACTTTTTCATTATCGGAAAACAAGTCGTTTTTATAGATGTGTAGCGCTAAGATGACATCTTTTTCAACATCGCCTTCTTCGATTACAAAGCAATTCATTGGTGTTAACACTGCACACTTAAACTCATTATCTCTTGTAGTATATTGAATTTCATATGCCTCACCAAATTTAGTTGCTTCAAGCATTAGTTTTTGATCATGAACCTTTGACCAATGAGAAAAACTGTAATCAATAACTTCGATTAAATTATTGTCTCCATCTGAGCTTATGTATGTAACGGGATTTCCAAGTGCATATGCAATTTCGTCATGAATAAACTTCTTAAAGAAATTCACAACAACTTTCATATTACTTCTGCTATCATTCATAGCGTAATTCCTAATTATGTTATGATTCCCGTTATAGTAGTCTTCATATTTTTTATAAATCTCCTGATTTTCTCTAAGCTTTCTAAGGCATTTCCTTAGCAATTCCTCTAAATCAGGAGTTATTTGAATTTCTTGATTTCTTTTTCGCTTTAAAACTGAATCAACTATATTTCTCAATTACTCACCTCCTTAAAATAATGCCGACTTATCTAAAAAGCTAATGTATTGTACTTCCTGGATCTCATCAATTAACCTATCAAACTCAGCTGTAATATCAGGAGCATCATCAAAACGGGTAAACTTTTCACCTTCATAAGCCAGTATCTGATCAGTAAACTCTTTATCTTCTTGAGGAAAAACAATAAAACCACTGTCTATCTTTCCACCAATGGCTCTAATCTTAGCTTCTTTATTTTTCGTTTGATGTTCATTAATGATTTGAATATCTCTGGCTATAAGTGAAGGATCTTTATTAATTTCTCTTTGGATATCACGTACATCAGCACCGCTAAATACGTTCTTCTCAATCCATAAATGCGTGATATCTGGGTATTCTTTCAACAAGGAGATAACCTTTTTAATGTAGTCATCATATTCAAGTCTCTCAATACATGCTTTTCTAACCCATCTAAAGTTATTAGGGGTCTTAGAGCCGACAATAAAAGCAGAATAATCGTGACTATCCTGTACCTCAACGGCCGGATCACAACAAAGTATTGTTTTTATGAAATTGTCTTTTTCCTTCTCAATTTCTTTCCTAGGCAATGTCTTGATATCATGAAAAGCTTTCTGCCCCAGCTTAGACGCATCATTCATCATTTCTTGTTTAAACGCTGAAGGATTAGGATAATACTTTCCAACGGCAAGATCATAACAATCATACTTGTCTTCCCAAAGAACTGGGAACTTCATTTCTTCTTCGTGCTCTAGGTAGAACTTTTTAGCATCCTCTTCTGCATTGGGATTAGTTGCGTCATATCGAATTTTCTTTAATTCAGCCCATTTGCCACTATTGAATAATTCATCAATATCGTCAACAAGAACCGCTTTCTTCACGATTCGTTTATACTGAACATCTTTTAGTATCCTTGAAATAAGGCAATCCCTATGAAGAATTGTACCGAGCATAATAAACTTTGTTCCCATCTTAACCTTTTTGCCATCCCTTATTACAGGATCATCACCTGCATAATCAGCATCTTGTGTCCACGTATTGTATTTCTTATCTCTTGCTTCTTGAGTAATAACATCAGCTGCTGATTGATAATCATCACCAATAATGCATGTTGGACGTTCTCCATTATGTCTCAATCCACGGACACTCGTTCCAGAGCTTATTGCTTGGATTTTGCAGCCGTTTGAGAAGTACATTTTCAACTTAATTGAACGTGTGAGCATATGCCCAAAGGTATTGATTATGTATGGGTTCTCGTCAAATGCTCTTCTGGTATCATTTATGAATTCAACTGCATCATCTTCTTTTTTCCCTGCCACAAGCGTAAAGTAGGATATTCCGTATGCTGCTAAGTATGTTGATAATGCAAAGTTAACTGTAGTCGTCTTAGAGCTTCCACGAGGCATACAAAGGACAAGCTTATCAAATTCATCTTTAATGAACATATCATCAAGCGTATTCCATATTTCAAAATGAAAATCGCCAAGTTTACGAGCTGTGTTTGTGGGTTTTGCTTGGAAAGTATCCTGGAGGTAATAGAGACAAAAGAATTCAAAACTTCGAGCCCCAAGTGAATGAGCTACTCCATTTTTACCGAAAAGATTCTTCTCCTTCATCATTCTGTTTGTCCTCATTACTGCTTCTTCGGGAGTTGATCCATTTTTCAGGAAATCCTTATACAGATATTCTCTAAGCAAATTCCTGTTTTCTCTAGTGTTGATTATTTCGGATATATGAACCACCTCCGAGTTTTAAAATTATAATAAAAATTGTGTGGGTTGCTATCGGATGAGAGGGTGTTTAGTCATTTAGAATGCCCCCTATCATTGATATCCAGCGTCCTTTCTAATGCGTTTTAAACAATTTGAATACTGTATGTATTAGATCAGATTCTGAGCCACAAACGTCCTTAAAACACTGTTTAAAGTGATGTAAACAATACAATTAAATCGATTCTTTCATAACTTTATCGGTGTCATATCTTAAAAGTATTGACACCATTTTGTGAACCCTGTAGAATAAAGGTATCAAGAGGTGTCATAACTTAGTGTCATATATACATACTCAAAAGGAGTGCTTTATTATGAAATATGGATATGCTCGTGTAAGTACAGTGTCACAGGATTTAGAGTCACAGGTAGCTGCTCTTGAAAGTCAAGGATGTGATGTAATCTATTCAGAAAAGTTCACTGGAACTAAAGCTGATCGCCCTAAATTCAAAGAGGTTTTATCAAAACTTGAAGAAGGAGATACTTTAGTTGTTACTAAACTAGACCGCTTTGCAAGATCAACTGTAGATGCAATTAATACAGTCAAAGAGTTGTTTTCTAAAGGCGTTAAGGTTCATGTGTTAAACATGGGTTTAGTTGAAGACACACCAACAGGACGCCTGATATTAACCATTATGAGTGGGTTTGCAGAGTTTGAAAGAGACATGATTGTAGAGAGAACTCAAGAAGGAAAAGCAATCGCTAAGCAACGCGAGGACTTCCGAGAAGGCAGACCAAATAAGTATTCTAAGAAGCAAATACAACATGCTTTAGAGTTACTTAATGATCATTCATACAAACAAGTTGAGGACATTACAGGTATCAGTAAAAGCACTCTAATAAGAGCTAAGAAGAAGTTACAAGCCCCTTCTAAATGA